CTTAGTACGAGATTAAAACCAGCAGATACTTTAGCTGGTATAACAACGGTAACAACGGTAGGAACGGTAACAGCAGTAACGGCTATTACTAACGCATTGCCTGCTGGAGCTAATAACATTGGTGATGTAGATATATTATCTGAAATTCCAGGAACTGGAGCTACTAATTTAGGTAAAGCAGAAGATGCTGCACATAATAGTGGGGATGTTGGAGTATTAGCTTTAGCCGTTCGCAAGGATGATGCGACACAGATTACAGGTGCCGCCGTTGAGAATTCACCCATATCAGTAGATGCATATGGTGCAGTATATGCTCGTTCTGATCATCCTAATAGAATTAGATGTGGCACTGCTGCGGTATCGACCGCCGTTATATTAACACTAGCTACTAGTTGTGGTGCACCAGGTGCAGGTTTATCTATTTATATCACAGATATTAGCTTTGCTACTAGTGTTGCGGCAACCTTTGCAGCAGATCAATTCCCAACTCTTAAATATGGAACTGGTGGCGCGTGTGGTACTGGAACTACTATATTCTGGGGTGGTTTTGCTGTAGCTAATACGACTACAATAGCTGACTTAACAACGCCTATTAAGATACCAGCTAATAATGAAGTTTGTTGGATGATGTCATTAGCAGGATCTAAATTCGTAACATTAACAGGATACATCGCACCATGACAGATGTGATAGCAGTTGCTATAGTTACTGCGGTGCCGCCTACCATTTTGGCAATAGCAACACTAGTAGCTATAATAAGAAACAACTATAAAATGTCTACATTACATGAATTAGTTGATGGTAAATTCTCGGAGATGCTTGCTGCTATGACGACTGCGGCTAAAATAGAAGGTAAAGTAGATGCATTACATTCTGAAGCTAATAGAACAACTACAGTAATTACTGATAGAAGGAAAGATGTAAGTTAGTGCCAATATCTATAGCTAATGGAATCGTCTCATCAGATCCTGGGAATGGGATGTATGAAGATTTCAAAAGCGAACAAAATCTGCGGCCCCATTCGGTTCAAGAAGATTTAGTTACATTACCAGATTCTATATTCGAGGCACTATACGGTGGTGCGGCATATGGTGGTAAGACATGGATATTAGTATTATTAGCTATATTTAGGGGATTCTATAAGTTTAGAGGATTTAAAGGAATTATATTTAGGCGAAGATTTCCAGACTTAGAGCGAGAAATCATTAGACTATCAAAACAATATTATCCATCAACTGGTGCGGTATATAACGAACAGAAACATAGTTGGGAATGGAAAGAATATGCATCATATATTGACTTTGGTCATGTTCAGCATAGTTCAGATATTGCAATGTATGACTCATCACAGTATAACTATTGTGCATTTGATGAATTAACACACTTTGATGCATATCCGTATCACTATATGGTTGGTTCTCGTGTTCGTCCTTCTTCCTCTTTTAATATTGCAATCGTTAGGAATGGTAGTAATCCGGGCGGAATTGGACAAACATTTGTCTACAATAGATTTGTAAGACCAGATGAGAATGGGCATCGACTTCTTAAAGATAAAGATACAGGATTATATAGAATATTTATTCCAGCTAAAGCTGAAGATAATCCGTATGGAATGGAATATGATCCATTATACGTAAAGAAACTCGAAATTCTTAAAGACGTTTCAGAGGCTGAGTATAAGGCTAAAAGATATGGCGACTGGCATGCATTTAAAGGAAGCGTCTTTACTACCTTTAGACCAATGCGATTCCCTGGTGAACCAAGTAACGCATTGCATGTCATTACACCATTTTCTATCCCTGAATGGTGGCCTAGAATTTTGTCTATTGATTGGGGAAAAAGGGCAATGTGTCATGCAATGTGGGGCGCCCTATCCCCAGATCGTAGAGCTTTTATTTACAGAGAACGGACTTGGACTGGAAGAGATATCCCTTATTGGGCCACAGAAATTAGAGATATAAATGCAGAAAATAATGAGATGCCGATTTATACTATACTTTGTGGAAGTGCTTGGCAGCAACGTGGAAGTGAGACTATTGCTGAACAATTCCAACAGTATTCTGGTTTAGTTCCTAATTCGTCAGAGAATACAGCTGGTAGTAGAATAGCTGGTTTACAGTTGGTTCATGATATGTTACGTTGGGAGAAAACTAATAATATTAAAAGTCAAGAGAAGTTTTATGATATGGAAAAGGCTCAACAGATATATCGTATTTACGGCCCAGATGCCCTAACAAATTATAAGAAACAATTTATGGATGAACCTGAAGAAGAAAATTTGCCTATTCTACAGATATTTGATACATGTAAGACATTGATTGATACAATACCGATGTGCATATATGACGAGAAAAAGGTTGAAGATATAGCCGAATTCGATGGTGACGACCCCATTGATAATCTTAGATATTTCTGCAAAGCTGTAAGGCGTTATCTATTAGGTGAGATTGGTAATATTGATAAAGAATTAATGGTTCAGAATGTTATAGCTGAAATGGAGAAGACTCAAGATATGACTGCATTCTATCGCAAGATGGAAATGATTGAACGTAATGGTGGACTTCCTAATTCTAATTCTAATAATAACGTAGTTGCATTAAGTAGACATTCAAGATTTGGGAGAAGGAGAAGGTAATGTTACCAGTTGAAAAGATTGCAGAGATTTGCCACGAAGCTAATAGAGTATACTGTAAAGCTATTGGTGATAATACACAAGTTATGTGGGATACTGCACCTGGATGGCAACAAAGTTCGGCTATTAATGGCGTCAAATATCATCTTAGTGGAGACCATCACCCAGCCGACCAACATCAAAATTGGATGGAAGAAAAGACTTTAGGGGGTTGGAAGTATGGTCCAGTGAAGGATGTTAATAAGAAGGAACATCCTTGTTACTTACCATATGAAGATTTACCAGAAGAACAAAAAGTTAAGGATTTTATATTTATGAATATTGTAAAAGCATTCAAAGATGCCGAGCCGCACGTATGATTAGACTATTAATGTTTTTACTTGGTAAGGAATATGAAACCTGCAAGAGTTGTGCGATTTTAAAAGAACAACTTAAGTCAGCTAATGAAGAAAAAGAAAGATTAACTGAAACATTATTATCTTTAATTAATCCTAAAATATACGAAACTCCAGCAAAAGAAGTTCCAAGTTTTCAGGGTCCAGTAACACTATGGAGCCGTCGCCGGGCAGAATTAGAAAAGCAAGATAGGATTGCGGCCAATGCTTTGAAGAGTCCATTAGCCGCAGTTCCAGATGATAGACTTAAGAATAAAATTAAAGATAATAAACTTGAAGAAAATAAAGAACTTAAAAAGCAAACAGTAGAAGAACTCGAACGAGAGCTTGGAGTTGATAATGGCTAGAGTAAACAATGTAGTAGTTGTCACAGGAAATCTTGGGCCTGGTAGATCAGTAACATCTATGAGATTAGAGAATGTAAGTAGTCTAACACTTGATTTTGATAGGGGTATTATTGCTATTGAAACTGGTATTAGACGACATGAATTTGCATATACTGGAGTAACTGGAATAGCTACTTCCATTTCTAATGGTGTTACTACTGTAACGATTACCTAATTTAAGTGTTAAAAGTATTAGAAAAGGAAAAAATTCTAATGCCCATCAAGAGTGGAAAGCAGTATAGATTCATGCAGATGATAGCACACAATAAAGAGAAAGTTAAGAAGAATAGTATTGGTCCAAGTAAAGAAGTAGCTAAAGAAATGATTGATAAGACTCCGGCTAAGAAACGTTCCCTCTTTATGACGAAGAAGAATCAGAAAGATAAGAAATAATTAAATGCCTAGAGAATTAGATCAGGATATTTGTAGACTTCTCAAATCTGTAGTTGACCATTTTGAGAAGGAAGATAATACTGTTCGGGAACGGCAACTCCGTCATTGGAGAAAGCTAAAATTATATTGGAATAACTGTAGTCAGATTTATTGGTCTGAGTCATCTGGTGATTATCGGTTAGGATCTGATGTTTCAAATGATAGTAATTTAGACCAGTCATATTATGATAGACCAATCAATGTATTTAAATCATTTCTTGAAACTATTATTGCAGCTCTGAGTATTCAGATACCTTCTGTTAGTTGTGTTCCAGATGATGCCGATAATCCATTAGATATATCAACGGCTAAGTCTGGTGATATGATTGCTAATCTATTATATAAACATAACAATGTTGTATTCTTATGGCTTCAAGCATTATATGTTTACTGCACTGAAGGTATGATTGCTTGTTATACTTATACTAAAGAAGATAAAGAATATGGAACTTATCAGAAAAAGAAATTTAAAGATGAAGAAATAGAATCTCATGTTTGTCCTGAATGTAATGCAGAGTTAGATGAGGATTTATTTATTGGTGCTTCTCTACAAATAGATGATGAAGATATTGAAGATGAACCTATTAATTGTCCATATTGTAATAAAGAATTAAGTCCAGTATTACCAAAGTCTAAATTAACAATTCCAAGATTTGTAGGTATGACAGATGAGCCAAAGAGTAGAGTCATACTAGAAGTTTATGGTGGCCTTTATGTTAAGGTTGCAAACTATGCTAAGAAGCAAGCTGATACACCATATTTAGTATTTGCATATGAGACACATTATTCAAATCCTTTGGAGATGTATCCTAACCTTAAAGAACGTCTACCTGGTGGATGGTCTAATGTTGGTATCAATGATCCATCGGAGCAATATAGCCGAGTCAATACCCAGTATGCTGGAGAATATCCGGAGAATAATGTCACAGTTAAGAATTGTTGGTTAAGGCCAAGCTCATTTAATGTTCTTCCTGATGAAGACTATAAGAAATTAAAAAGAAAGTTTCCCAATGGTGCAAAGTTAGTTCTAGTTAATGAAATTGAAGCTGATTATGGAAATGAATCTTTAGATGACCATTGGACATTAACTCGTAATCCTACAACAGATTACTTAACTCATGAACCTCTTGGTGAACTCTTAACTAGTATTCAAGATATTGTTAATGATTTAATATCTTTAACTCTCCAAACTATAGAACATGGAATATCTCAGACTTGGGTTGATCCTGCTGTTGTTAATATACCCGCTCAAGGACAAGTTGAAGCGGCACCTGGAACTCTTACAGCAGTCAAGACAGTAGGAGCTAATAAGAATATTAGTGAGGCATTTTATCAATCTAAGAATGCAACTTTAAGTCCTGAAATTATTTCATTCTACCGAATCATTCAGGAATTGGGTCAGTTTGTATCAGGTGCTCTACCATCTCTATTTGGCGGACAACAAGCTAATTCATCTCAGACAGCATCAGAATATGCAATGTCAAAGAGTTCTGCAATGCAAAGGTTGCAGACTCCTTGGAAAATGTTAAATATTTGGTGGCGAGAAATATTTGGTAAAGCTATTCCACAATATATGAAGTGTCTAATTGAAGATGGAAGAGATGAACGAATAGTTAAGA